CTGAACCAGACGAAGGACCGTTGAGCGACTTCCACACCTACGCACCAGACATGATGAAGAGTTTTGCGGAAGGCATCAGAAAGAACACGCACCTTGTCACAGAAGCTGCATCACAGGCGGCGCAGGGTGTTTCTGGCGCAATGTCGATGTCTGGCGGTACAAGCAATTCATACAATTATGGCGGTTTCAACGTTGTTGTGAATCAGCAGCCGGGACAGTCTGCTGACGCTGTGGTTGATGAATTGATGATAAAGATTCAGAGCAGAATTGACGCACGAAAGGCGGTGTTTGCTTCATGATCTGGTGGCATGGAAAGTCCTCTGACGATGTACACGTGATCGTGGAGCGATGCCCAGACGTGATTGTACCGAGCAGAAAGCATGAAAAGATTTCGATCACCGGCAGAAGTGGTGATCTTCTGGTTGAGCAGGATGCCTATGAAAACGTGCTGCAGCGGTACGAAATTTATGTCTCCGCAGAAGCACCGAGACTTCCGACAATCTCCCACACGGTTGTTGAATGGCTGATGGTCAAAGGGTATCAGCGTCTTGAGGATTCATACTGGCTTGATACGTTCCGCATGGCAAGCTATACCGGCGGCACGGAGATTGCCAACATTCTGAATCGGTTCGGACGTGCAACGATAGAGTTTGATTGCAAGCCGCAGAGGTTTTACAAGAACGGCGATTTCTTCATTGACGTTGAAAATGGTATGCAATTGCTGAACCCGTCACCGTTCACGGCAAAACCGATCTTGATTGTGGAAGGCTCTGGAAGCGGCACAATAACCGCAGGAGACAAAACGATCACGCTGACGGACTGCGACAACATCACCATTGATTCAGACATCATGCAGGTGTATCAAGACACCACAAACAAAAACCGCACGGCATCTGGTGCATTCCCTGTTCTCCCGGAAGGGCAAACAGAAATCACTTGGACGGGCGGCATCACAGGAATCAAGCTTAAACCGAGGTGGTGGACGCTATGATCGGATATATCTACTTAGAACTGGGGTGGACGCTATGATTCCGATTCTGTTTGCACCTACAGACACCACATTTGAAACGTTTGGCATCGGTCATCTGACTGATGCCATTTCACCGCACGTTGTGGAAGAACGGAACGGTGAATTTACGTTTGAAATGCAATATCCGATTGACGGACAGCATTATGAAGAAATCGTGATGCGGTCCATCATCCTTGCGAAACCGAACCCACAGCAACAGGCACAGCCGTTCAGAGTGTACAGAATCACGAAGCCGATCAACGGCGTGGTGACGATCAATGCGAACCATCTGCGCTATGATCTGGAAGGTGTGCCGGTTGCACCGTTCACAGCAAACAGTCTGTACAATGCTTTAAACGCAATGGTTTCAAACAGACTTGTGCAGTCTCCGTTCGTCTTTGAAACTGATAAATGGTCAAACAATCAGATGTCAAGCACAACGCCATGCTCCACGCTGTCGCTCATTGGCGGTCAGCAAGGTTCGCTTCTGGACATCTACGGCGGTGAATATGAGTTTGACACCTACACGATCAGACTGCTATTACGCAGGGGAACGGACAGCGGCATCACGATTCGCTACGGCGTTGATCTGATAGACCTTCAGCAGGAAGAGAACTGCGCAAACTGCTACACGGGCGTTCTGTGCTTCTGGCGTTCGATGGACGGTGAACAGACTGTCAGCGGCACGATTCAAAGCACTGGAACATTTGACTATGTGCGCATCAAGGTTCTTGACCGATCTGGGAACTATGAGAAGGCACCAACGCAGGAACAGCTAAACGCTGATGCTGTTGAATATATCAACGCAAACAGGGTCGGTGTTCCACGTGTTTCGCTGAATGTTTCCTTTGCTACGTTGGAACAGACGGACGAATACCAGAACATCAGAAGAACTGTTAGCCTGTGCGATTACGTCACGATTGAGTTTGAAAAGCTTGGCGTATCAGCAACGGCAAAGATTATCCGCACGGATTATGACGTTATCAACGAGCGTTATATATCCGTTGAAATAGGTGATTCACGCACCAGTCTTGCAGATACAATCATTGGCATAAGCACCTTGACAGAAAACGTGCCAACCACAACGGAAATGGCACAAGCCATATCTGCAACCACGGCGGCGATCACCGGCGCAGAAGGTGGAGCGGTCAGACTTCTTGACACGAACAATGACGGTCTGCCAGACACGCTATACATTGCGGATGACCCAGACCCGTTGATGGCTGAAAGAGTATGGCGTTTCAATTATGCAGGTTGGGGCGCATCGGAAAATGGTTATTCTGGTCCTTTCACGATGGGCGCAACGTTTGACCAAGGCTTCATCGCAGATTTCATCACCGCAGGAACGCTTTCTGCTGAGAGAATAGCGGCGAACAGTATTGCAGTCTCAAAGCTGACTGGCACGATTGAAAACGGCGATTGGGTAATTGATCTTGAACACGGAACGCTTACATTGGGAAAGGTTTCCGCTTCTGAAATCACTGCCGGTGAACTGGACGCATCACAGATCACGGTCAAGAATCTGAATGCAGACAACATCACCGCAGGAACGTTGAGCGTTGCGAGAATCGCAGACAATTCCCTTGGCGGTGTGAAGCTGCAAAATTCCACTATCACAGGCGGCAAGATTGCAAGCAGTACGATTGAAGGCGGCAATATTAAAGCCCTTACAATAACGGGAACAAATGTTGCAAACGAAACGCTTGCAGGTGGAAAGATTGCAAGCAGGACGCTGACTGATACGCAGATACAGGCGCAGGGCGTGTCAACGGCTTCGCTTAGTGCAGGAGTTGTTTCATCACTTGGCTTTGCTGACTTCTCTGATGATGTGTTTAATAACAGGAAAACAGCTTCGTATTGCCATGCAAAAAATATGACGGTTGACTCTGTTATGTCTGTTGAGGATAGACTGTTTGCAAGCAGATTGTTCGTTTATCTGAACGGCGGCGCATATGAAGCAACATGGCAACAGATAACAATTCCGACATTCACAACCAAATATTTAAGGGTGTATGACGGGAATGACCAATATATCGGATATACAGAGCGATTCGCTGTTCCTACAGGAACGGAAGATATATGGGTCTTGAAGCACTGAGGGGTGAACAATGGAATTAATTACAGCTACAGGGAAGAAAGTTGAAACAGATTATTTCGTTGCACATGAGAAACCAGATTTTCTGACAATCAATGTTAAGAAGATGGAACCGAATGCAGTAAATGATCTTTTCTGCGATCCAGAGGAAACGTGCAAGATCGAGTATAACGGAAAGATATACACCAATTACACACGATTTGGAAACATATCGGTAGGGCTTGACTATGTGAGGGTGACGTTAGACAAACATGGATAAAGACTATGAAGAACTGATCAAGGCGGCAAACGCTTTGAAAAAGGTGAAGGTTGACGGCGAATACTGGTTGATAATGCTTGCGTCCGTCAATTCTATTCTGAAAGTTGCATCGGATATGCTTGCGATAATGCAGCAGGATAAGAACGCAAACGAGGGGGAGCAGGATGCAGTCAGTAACAACAATAAACCTTAATCTGCAATACCCAAATTATGCAACCACAATGCACGCCGTGCAGAATGACAAGCTGTCAAGAAAGATAACTGCAATACTCTACGATGGTGCAAATGCTTGGACACCACCGTCTGGGTCACTTGCAGTTGTCCGTTTTATGAAACCAGATGGCACCAAAGGGTTTTATGATACGGATGAAAATAGGCATACTGCTGTTACGTGGGTTGGGAATAGCGCAACAATAATGCTTTCAGAACAAGTTCTGACAGTTCCGGGAAATGTGTTGTGCCAACTTAATTTTTACAACACATCGGAAGAAAAGCTCACAACATTTCTGTGGGTTATTAAAGTTCAGCAAAGCGTTGTTGATGACGAAACAATAGAATCAACGGATTATTTTAATGTCTTGACGCACCAAATATCTGAAGCTTTGGCTATTACTGCCTATCCACCGTACATCAGTGAAACAACGCACAATTGGATGACGTACAATGTCGAAAATGAGCAGTATGAAGACAGTGGAATTTCAGCACAAGGCATCCAAGGCGAACAGGGTGCGCAAGGGTTAAGCATTAGAAGCGTTACCAAAAAGAGCGGAACGGGAGCAGCCGGCACAACAGACGTTTATAATGTCAATTTAAGCAACAACACCGTTGCAGGGACGTTCAACGTTTACAACGGATCAGACGGGCAAGGATCACCGGGGAGCGCATTACCAAAAGAAGACGGCACGGCAGAAGTAGGAAATGCAATAGCTTACTCCCGAGAGGACCACAGACACCCGTCTGACACTTCAAGAGTGCCAACAACACGGAAAGTCAATAACAAGGCACTATCTGATGACATTACGCTTGATGCGTCAGACGTTGGCGCAGTTCCGACAACGAGAACTGTGAATAGTAAGGACTTGAGTGGAAATGTCACGCTGAACGCTTCAGACATTCCCAACGATTCCACGGTTGACGGGGAAACCGTTGACGATGCATTGGACACTTTAAGCGATGGAATAAGTGACGAAGCATCAGCAAGGGAGACAGCAATAAATAATATTAGCGAGTTACTTGCAATCATTGAAAGTGGTAACGTAGCAACGCAAGCAATAACATTCAGACAGTTTGTGCTGTGGAATGGGTCACTGTATGTTGCAAAGCAAGCAATTGCCGTAGGTGATACATTATCCGCAACAAATCTGCTTGCTGTTTCAAATGGTGGTTTGAATGAAATTCAATCACGCATTGACAACCTGTTTGTTTCTGGATATGAAGCATATTATACCCTCGCTGATTTGACAAGCTATTTGTCAAATAGAATAACGGGGGAGATAGTGATTGTAAGAATTGCGAGTTCATTAGCATCGTCTTTCTTTGAAGCAGGGACAGGAAAACCAACAGTTTGCTATATTCTAAAAGCGAGCGCAACTAACGCATACTATCTGGCTGTAACGCAGGACAATATTTCCGTTGGGAATATTAATGTTTCAAATTCTACAATTTCAGCCCTTAAAGATTTGGCAATGAAAAGCGATGTGCTTGCGCTTAATAATTCTATTACTTTTCCTGCCTTTTTAACGTGTGGAATTTGGAGAACAGGAAATGACGGGACAATAAACCTAAACTTTCCATGCACGTCTTTAAGGGCAAGCACAAACTACACAACAACGGAAACAATATCATTCAACATTTTCCTGCGTGGAAGTACAGAAGCCGCAGGACAAATTCTTGATGCTCCAATTAAAGGAGTAAACCGCATAACAACGGATTGCATTGTTTTGCAAATTGAACCTGTGGAAGGAGTTACGGCAAACAGAATGGGATTCTTTTCCACAAGAACCGTCATGACAATCACAGCGTCATAACATTTTGTTGAAGGCAACAAATGCACAGATTGATTCAGCTTTGTATAGCTGAGAAAGGAGTTATCTATGGCAACGAAAGAACCAGGATGGGAACTGAAGGGACTGTCCACGGAAGCGAAACCTCTGGATGCACCGAACGGTTCAACCTTTTGGGAGATGGACACCGGCAAGGTTTATGCATTCGATGCGGTTGGAAACAGATGGATTGAGCAGTGAGGTAGCACATGGATATTGTGACTTATGCTCTGCTGAAGAAGCAGATCAGCGGCATCACTCCGGGCTACAGCTTCAAGGGGTCAGTCGCAAACGTTGCGGCACTTCCTGCAAGTGCAACGTCTGGTGATTTGTACCTTGTAGAATCCGAAGGCAATGCGCAGTTTGTTTACAATGGCACCGAGTGGGTGCAGGTATATTCGCAGATCGCATCAAATGCCCAGATTGATGGGCTGTATTCCTAAAGGGGGGTTGACTTGTGCCTTTGATTGATCTGAATGGCCTTGGACATTTCAAGGACAAAGAGAACGCAATGATTGCGGAAGACTTTTCCGCATCGAAAGCATACGCCGCAGGTGATTACTGCTATTACAACGGAACGCTGTACAAATTCAAGACCGCACACGCAGCCGGGGCATGGACAATTGCGGATGTCGAAGCGGCAAAACTGGCACACGATGTTAGTGATTTAAAGGAATCAATAACTTACTTAGGTACTTGGGCAACGCTGACAAAAGGTGCAGGCTCTAACGCCGTGCCTTTTGAATTTAAGCAAGGACACTCGTATATTGTCACGAACCTGTCTGAAAGTGGACAACTCACGTTTAAACTTGCAGAAACTCCAACAGGGGCAGCACTTCAAGAAATATACGGCCTTACTGCTGGAACTACGAAGGAATTTATTGCGAACCAAGATGCCCACTATATAAATGGATGGCAAGCCGCAGAACAGAAATTCTTCATCCTTGATAAAGCTTCAAAAATTGTTGATTGGGATAATTACCAAAAACAGATTGATGATATTTATGATTTCAAAACACAATACACGTTTACAGCTGGTGGTTTTGATGATGAAGCAGGCGGCATTACTCCTAATCAATATTACTCGTACACTGATTTTATAGATTGCTCCATGTTCGGAAAGCTGCGAGTTGTTTCACCAAATGGCAGTTTAGCTTATTGTTCTTGGTACAAGGAAGATAAAACAACAGGACTTCGTTTTACAATTGCACAAGGAGATGTTACACTTGCTGTTCCGTATGGATATAGATATGCAAGGCTTTCCGCACCTACGGAAGATATAACTGGAATATCTGTCTATACTGACCTGTGGTTCTCTTGGGAAGATAGTCAAGAATATATAAGCAAAGTCAAGGATTATTTGCCCCATAGATTGGTTGCACAAAGAAGCACATCGGGAACAATATATTACAAAGATTACAAAGTTGTTAAGGGGCATTCATATTTAGTAGTAAACCCTAACAATTACACGGTATCATTTTTGCCCATTAATCCTGATGGTTCAGGGGCTGAAATTGGGTCAACAACAGTTAATGCAAATTCTGTTGGTATGCGAGTTTCTGAAATAGATGGATATCCAGCGGTCTATTTTGGCGGCGATAACGGTACAGTTTATGTCTACGATTTGGATGGTGAAAGCAACAGAAAAACAATCACCGACCTGAATCAGTTCGCCTGCGATGCCATTATTAGTTCCCGATACAAAACATCTGCAACGCCGCATCTGCTCACGTTAATTCACTTTTCTGATGTACATGGTGATTCTACTGCATTAAGAAGACTAATTAACTTCAAAAACGATATGGCTGTTAATATTGATGATGCTATTTGCACAGGGGATATTGTCAGTTCAAAATATGGTGATAGTTTTGCATTTTGGGAAACAAGCGAAGGAGCAGAAAAAATTCTGACTTGCGTTGGAAACCATGACCATTATTACACAAACAGTTTTGATGCGGCTCAATTAGTGCCAATGGCAGACGTAGCAGAGAAATTTATTGACCCATTTGTTTCTAATTGGGGAACTGTTTCGCAGCCTACAAATTGTACTTATTACTACAAAGATTACGCTTCTGGATATAGGTTAATAGTTATTGATTCTATTCTTGATGGTTCAGATGCTACAGCAGAAGCAACGTGGTTGACAAATACTCTTGCTGATGCAAAAACAAATGATCTTGCGGTAATTATTGCAATGCATTATTTACCGACAACGAAGTTGCACGTTTTTGATTGTCAGTTTTCAAAGTACGGAATGGACGGAGATAGCGGTAGCATAAGTTATCAGCCGAACTTTGCTTGTGAGGAAATCGTTCAAGATTTCATTGATGATGGTGGTACATTTATGTGCTATTTGATTGGGCATCTGCATAAAGACCTTTTTGGGTATATATACGGATACGCAAATCAGCCATGTATAATGGTCACAACAGCAAGCCCATCCAGAGCATTGCAGGAAATTAACGCAGACATGGGACGAGAAATAGGTAGTAAAATGCAAGATGCGTTTAATGCTGTTACATTCGACAAAGACAATAACATTATTAAAATCATTCGTGTGGGTGCGGATGTGGACAATGTGATGCGACCACGAAAAGCTATCTCGTACAACATCACAACAGGAACACTTATTCAAAGTTAAAGGTGGATACGAGGCTATGCTCGACTATGCCAGTATTTATTAGGGTTTCCAAGAAGTAAAATTTGAGTGGAAACTTTGAGGTATTAAAATGTTTGATGAATCAGCAATGACAGATGAAGAGCTATTCCGTTTTGGCAGTTGGCTCTACTATATGGAGCAATAAGTCACAATTAAAGTTTTCACAAGGCATGGACTAAACGGACCATGCAAAAGCAAAAGAGATTCACCCGTCCTGCATGGGTGAATCTCTTTTTAAAATCAAGGATAGTTTATGAATGCTTATGATTTTTTCGAAGTTATTGGCAGCACTCTCCGCATCTGGGCAAACCGGCACTGCGAAATCCGAAAGTGTGAGCGTTGCGGAAGAGAGTACAGAAGCAAAGGAAAAGATGACGTTGGAGTATGCCCAGAATGTCTTGCAGAAACAACCTATATCGGAGGCCCACTCGATGACCACTTCAGAAGCTAAACAAAAGCATAGAGAATGGTGCTTGTCACAGGTCGGATATCATGAAAATCCAGATGGTTCAAACAAATACGGCGAAGGCGATTGGGACGAGAAGCTTTATGGATTCGACATCAAAAATGCACCTTGGTGCGATGGGTTTGCTGACTATTCATACATCGCTGTATTCGGATATGATGCCGCAACGAGGATGACATACCAGTCTCCAACAGGTTATGCTGCGTGCAAATTGTCTGCCGAAGCATATAAAAAGAACGGTGCGTTTTTTTCTACGCCGGAACTTGATGATCAAATCTTCTTTTATTCTGGCGGTGACATCAATCACACCGGCATCGTTGTCGATATCGTTGGTGATACAATAACCTGTGTAGAAGGCAATTATTCGAACGGCGTATATTTGACCAAGTACAACACACGAAACCAGTGGATTATTGCAGGGTACGGCAGACCGAATTGGGATGTTGTTTCAGACGGCGGCTGTTCTGGTGATGCCTGTGATCTGGACATCTTCCCAAAGTTCAAAGTTGAAGATTGGGGCGAGATCGCAAAGAGAATGCCGAAGATCGAGGACGGGTCAATCGGCAATGCTGTGATCGCTCTGCAAGCTATGCTCAACTTCCTTGGTGCTGATCTGGAAGTTGACGGGGAATGTGGACCGCTTACGCTGAAAGAGATAAGAGAGTTTAAAGAGGGAAAGCTATGAATCCAACGGTATTATCCGCTCTGATCGGTGCGGTGTCTGCAATCATCGTTCAGCTGATCGGAGCATGGCAGCAGAAGAAGAAACGAGCAATTGAAGAAGCAATCAAAGAGGAACGGCTTGAAAACCGTCTGAAGAGCATTGAGCAGAAACTTGACACCCACAACGGCTATGCGGAAAAATTGGGAAGCATCCAAGCCGACATAGCCGATGTGAAAACGAACATTGCTGTTATGCAGAACGATATCAAGAACCTATACAAGATGGGAGAATAAACATGAAGCTTCCGAATGAAGTATATGACGTTTTGAAGTGGCTTGTACTGTGCGTGATTCCTGCGCTGACAACGTTTTATTGCGTCTGTGACAAGGTTTTCAATTGGGGGTATTCCACCATTGTTGCGGAGATTTCAGCGGCATTCTGCGCTTGTCTTGGTACTATCCTTGGCATCAGTACAGCGCAGTACAACAAAGACAACCAGAACAAGGAAAATTAACAATTTAAGCTGTTAACGTCTTCTGATTTGTGGTATAGTAAACCACAGCAGAAATATAGTAGAAAGTGGAATTTTAGTAAGGTGCTTGGAAAAGTCAAGAAATACTGGCAACCTACTAAAAAGGCGTATTTTATACACTCTTAGTCACTATAAAATGCGCTAAAACAACGAAAATGGGAAAAACCTTTGAAAACCTTGATTTTCTTAGGCTTTTCCCACTTTTTTTGTTTATGGAGAAATACAAAAACCTACATAAACCTGCATGCGGCTACATGCAGAAATTAGTAAGTTTTAGTAACATAGTCGATCAATTTAGCCGCTGACGCTGACCGTCTGCTTTCTTGGATATGGGTATAAACTTCCCGTGTTGTCCGTTCAGAAGCATGACCGAGCAGATCAGCGGCATCTTTTGCGTCAAGGTCTGCGTCAAAGCAGATTGTAGCAAATTCATGCCGAAGCTGATGCGGACAGATATCATAGTCATACATGGTGCGAGTCTGACCGCCCGGAAGTTTGCAGATTCCTCTGCTGTGTGCAAGACCTGCTGCAAGACAATATTCCTGCCAACGCTGCTGAAACATTGATTGTGTCAATGGTGTCCTGCCGCCGTCATCAGAGAACAGGTAGCCGGTGAACTGTGGCAACGCTTCTTTCAGCGGTGGGAGCAGCACAATGTCTCTGTTTGACGAATGCGTCTTTGGCTGCTTTATGATCGACTCACCGTGCAGCCACAGGAGCGTTTTTGATATGCTGATATGATCATCAAATATGTCCTTATCGGTCAACGCAAGTGCTTCACCTCTGCGGCATCCTGTGTACATCAGAAGAAAAGGGAACAGACCGAACGGAAGATCAAGACCGGCTTTGACTCTCTCTATTGCTTCACGGGAAGGAAGATCACGCTTGCTGTTTTTTACCGATGACGGTATTTTGCACGCTGTGCAAGGGTTGAAAGATATTCCGCTGTCTGGCTTCACAATGAAGTGATTGAACGTCATGGACATGATCATGACTGTTGTGGAGATGGCAGAACGGGAAAACCGTTTCGCAACCATGCTGCTGATCAGTGCTTGAATCTCTGAAGCTTGTAGTTCCTTGAGCGGCTTATCTCCGAAAGCATCTTTCAACCTGCGGACGGGTGACGAATAATTGAAAAGCGTTTCTTCCGTCACCTGCCCTTGACGTGAATCAAACCATTCATCGAGCGCATCAGAAACAAGAATGCCTGTCTCCTGTTTCAGCTTCCAATCTGCAATTTTCTGCTTTACTTCTGCTTTTGTCTTCCCGTAGAAAAATTTGTGCGGTTTTCCCTTGCCCTGCGGCAAAGTGTCGCACCAAGTGCCGTTTGCACGCTGATACATTGCTACATATACCTTCCAAAAAAACTATTTTTTGTATTTACTTGCAATAAACCGTATCATACCAATGTCATCAGACGAAAGCACGTCCCAATTTGATTCTAATATCTGCAACTCGTCTGGCATCTGGTTATGCTTAACACCATCCATATTAACAGTAACCAATGTGTCGAGATTAAGCACACTTACAAATGTGTTTATATCTGTGTTCATTCCTTTCGCAATCTTTGCGATTGTTTCAAAGGTTGGGACGAGGTTTCTTGCATTCTGTGGGTGCTTGCCTTTCTCAATCATAGAAATATAGCCTTTACTTAACCCGCACCTATCAGCAAATTCTTGCATTGTCAATTTGTTTTTCGTTCTGTATTCGTGTACTACTTCGCCCAACGTCATTGAATCACCGCCTATAAGAAATGACATTTTTGTTTAATAGATTATACAGTGGTTACAGAATAATGTCAACAAAAAGTTTACTGGATTGAACAAAAAATCGTTGACTTATGACGTTTACTGTAGTAAACTTAAAAGCGAAAGGGGGTGATAGTTTGATAATGAACAAGGTTAAGGAATTCCGAGACAATCTTGGAATGTCGCAGGATGAACTTGCAAAGAAATCTGGCGTTTCTCGCACTATTATTTCAAAAATTGAAAACGGGCAGAAGGTAGACGTAAAACTCAGCACGCTTATTGCATTATCAAAGGCATTGAAGCAACCTATCAGCAATATTTTTTTGCTGTAAAAGTTTACTACAGTAAACGAAATAGTTCTGGCGAAGGTTAAGAGAACAACGTAAGAGCAGGAGCGGATAAGAAAACCAAACACGGGATGCGTTAAGGGGAGATAAACTTACAAGCCACCTGCCGCCAGAACAACGGAAAAGAAAGGGTGAATATATGTCAGAGGATTTAATTGTTCAATCGCACCAGTTACCGGCAACAATCGAAGAGATAAGCAAGTTTGTCCTTGTCGGACGGGAAAAGCTTGCGGCAGTGCGTGCCGAAATAAACGCAATCAAAAAAGTCGGACTTGCAAAGGAAGTTCTTGAACAGAAACGAACCGAAGCGCAGGAAATAGCAGAACTTGTAACCCTTGCAGAAGTCAAGATTGGCACAATGCTGAAAGAGATTCCGAAGACTTCCGGTGGTGACAGGAAAAGCGAAGATTTCAAAAATCGTGCAGAATCGAATTTTGAACCATTAACTGACGATGAAACAAAGCCAAAAAAAGAAGTCATTAAAGAACTTGGATTCAGCAAAGACCAAGCTTCTCAATTTCAGCAGATGGCAGAGCATGAAGACGTAGTGCTTGAAGCTATTTCAGAAGCAAGAGAGAACGATGACATTATTTCCAGAAATGCCGTGCTGAAGAAGATTGAAGAAGTCAAAAAACCGCACGTTGCATTCAATACCGGCAACAATGAATGGTATACGCCGAAGGAAATCATTGAAGCGGCAAGACAAGCAATGGGAAGCATTGACGTTGACCCTGCATCAAGTGAAATCGCAAACCAAGTTGTGAAAGCAACGGAATACTACACGGCAGAAACAAACGGACTTGATAAGAAACTGCATGGCAATGTCTGGATGAATCCACCGTATTCATCGGAACTGATTGGCAAATTCGTTTCGAAGATTGTCGATGAACGTGATGACTATGAGCAAGCTGTTGTTCTTGTAAACAACGCAACAGAAACGGAGTGGTTTAACAAACTTGTAAGTGTTGCAACGGCTGTGTGCTTTCCGAAGAGCAGGGTGAAGTTCTATATGCCAGAAGGGAAAACAGGCGCACCGCTGCAAGGGCAAGCAATTATTTATATTGGGAACAATGTATGCGAGTTCATGACAGCATTCCAGAACATCGGTTGGGAGTGTGAACCGTGGAGTACAGCGACTTAACCCGTGGCGTAATTCAATTCAAACAACGGGCAAAGCAGATAATTGATTTCTCTGGTTTGAGATTCAAAAACATAACTCCGACAGACGTTGACGGAATGATTGAATACCAAGACAAAGGTTTTGTGTTTTATGAGTACAAGCTAAGAGATGCACAAATGTCACGTGGACAAAGGCTTGCGCTTGAACGTCTTGCAAGAAACAACGAGACAGCAGGAAAAAGGTCAACTGTATTGGTATGCAGCCACACAACAGACGATCCAAAACAATCTGTTGATGCTGCAAGCGCAAAGGTTGTCGAATTGTACTACAACGGGAAATGGGAAAAACCGAGCAAGTCCCTTTCAGCTTTTGAAGTCACTCAAAGGTTTATTAAATTTTTAGACGGCGAAAAAAAGAAAGGAATATGAGATGGCAATCGGATTATTAGCACTTGCATTTGGCACAGTTTCACTTTTGGTTTCCTTCGCCAATGTCAGCAAGGCAGAGCCACAGCGGCAGGAACAGAAGAAAATTGTTTATCCGTATCCGACAGAAATTGCGTGAGGTGGTCATGACAGACGAAGAATATCACGTTCAAGTGTGGGTAGCGCATACAGGCTTCAACCAGATGTGCTTTCAGTGTCCTTTACTTCGCAGCAAGTGCATCGGAAGCAAAAACAGAACGTGGCAGGTGTGCCATAAACGGATTTCGACAGAAAGGGAGATGAAGAAGTGGCAAGAAACAGAACATTCACCGGCGGCAAGAAATCGGTAGGAACACCTACGTTGAACAAGAACCAGTATTTCCAGTTGATCAAGCAGATCAGAGAAGCGGAGAAAGAGGCGAGAGATGGCAAGAGAATACGAAGAGGAGCGTCTGACGGTTGAACGTCTGTGGAATCATTTCCACAAAGACTTCATCACGCTGCAGGAGATCGCAATGTATGACGGGTGCTGTGTTCGAACAGTCAAGCAGCGTTACGGCATCAACGGCGGTGTATGTCTCACAACGTTGGCACATCTGAAGTGCAAGTTGTCGAGAGAATAAAAAAAGAGCCGCCACCCACATGGCAGACCGTGGGAAGCGGCAAAGTGAAAAGGAATATGTAGCAAAACAAATGATACCACAGAAAGGAATAAAAAGCAAATGAGAGAATCCCAAACAAAGAAACTGCTTGAACTGTTTGAATCAACGCCAGTTCTGAGCGTTCAGTACATTCAGCACAAGATGGCAATCAACAGTCCTCGAAAAGTGATCGCTGAACTGAGAGCGAAGGGCGTTCCCATTGAAGACCGTTGGCAGACCCACATCGGACCGCATGGAGAGGTCACACGCTATAAAGAGTATTTCCTACGGAAGGGGTGGGAATATGTCAAAAACTGAAGCAATGCACATGATTATTGATCTGGCAAAGAAGTCTGACGAAATGGCAGACCAGATCACCAACATTGGCGAACTTGCAGGAATCGAGATTCACGCCTTGAAGTATTTCTTTCCAACGATCATTGGAAGGTCAATGCTTGTCTATAAAGGAATTGAATCACTCGCAGAAGAACTTGGGCAGGAACTGGTGGAAACCAGATACGAAAAGACCATCCTGTTTGATGGAATCAGATTAACACAATCAAAACACAAAAAGGAGATTGAAGATGCGGAAACTGTATGAAATCCGAGCAGACATTGAGGACTGCATTCTCAATGCGACAGACCCGGAAACCGGCGAACTGGTTGACACCGAGCAGCTTGACAAACTGATGGTTGAGCATGACACCAAGATCGAGAACGTGGCACTGTACATCAAAGACAGCCGTGCCGAAGCTGCTGCAATCAAGGCAGAGATCGAGGAACTGAAGAAACGCATGGACAGACTGAACCGCAACGCAGACGGTGCCGAGGGATGGCTTGAACACGTTCTGAACGGTCAGAAGTTCAGCACCGCACGGTGTGAATGTGTGTTCCGCAAATCGTTGTCTGTAGAGGTCGAGGAAGGCTTCTGCGAGTTTGCCGAAGCGTTTGAACTGGAAGACTTGATCACCGTCAAGCGCACCGTGACACCGAACAAGACAGCAATCAAAAAGCTTCTGAAAGATGGCGGTGAACTTGAGTTCTGCCACCTTGTAGAGAAACAGAACATATCAATCAAGTGAAGAAAGGAAAAGGAATATGCGCAATTTTAGACTGTTAAAGGCAGACGAAATCGAATGCCGCATCAACCAGATCACCGAGAAAGGCATAGGAATCCTGCTGTATAAGACCGCAAGAACAGACTACGCACTGCTTGACGAAACTGTTGGCATGATGAACTGGCAGAATCAGTACACCGTTATTGACGGAAAGATGTACTGCGGCATTGCGATCAAGGACGAAAAAACAGGCACATGGGTCTGGAAGTATAACTGCGGTGTCGAGAGCAACACAGAAGCAGAAAAGGGACAGGCATCTGATGCCATGAAACGTGCCGGTTTCTGTTGGGGCATTGGAACTGAACTGTATTCCGCACCGTTCATCTGGATTCCTGCTGACAAGTGCAACATCAAGAAACGTGAAAAAGACGGGAAGTTGATGTGCTTCGACTCGTTCCGTGTGTCTGATATCTCATACGATGATACCGAGACGATCAGCGCACTGGTCATAAAGGACGCACGTGGCAATGTCGCTTTTGCTTTCGGCAAAAACAAGCGAGGAAGCGCACCTGCTGCGAGTGACGTTGTAAGACGTGAAAATACACAGGAAGAACCGCAAAGCCCACCAGAACCCGTTTTCGTGCCAAAATGCAAAGATTGTGGCACAGAGATCACCGAGAAGGTCCATGACTACAGCGTGAAGAAGTTCGGTGCGCCGTACTGCATGACCTGCCAGAAGAACCACAATGCAAATCGATGATGCAAAGCTTGACAATGGGTGGCTGTGCCTAAGAACGCAGCCGTCCGAAGCGTTGAAATGGCTGATGAAGTTTCGTGCAGGTAGAAACTATGAGATTACCGAGAAACGCAAGCACAGGAGCAAGGACGCAAACGCTCTGTGTTGGGTATTACTTGACAAACTCTCTGCTGAACTTGGTGTGCCAAAGGAAGAACTGTACGGAAGATATATCAAGCAGATCGGCGGCGTGTCTTCGATTGTTGCAGTTCAGAACAAGGCGGTTGACAAGTTCCGAAAGGAATGGGAAGACCGTGGGCTTGGATGGCAGACCGAGACAATACCAATCAAGACAGAGGGCTGCACCGGCGTAATTGTTTATTACGGTTCGTCAACGTATGACACGAAACAAATGGCACGTCTGATTGACGCAATCGTGCAGGACTGTCAAGCAATCGGAATCGAGACAAGACCACAAGAAGAAATAGATTCACTGCTTGAAGAATGGGGGAAAACATGACGAATGAATACGGCGTGACGCTTGACCGCAACGGTTATGCTCCGACAATCATGTCGGTATATGGGGAAAGATCAGAGCGGTGTTATATGTGTGGCAAGACTGGTGTTCTTCAGCGTCACGAAATCTATGGGAACGCATACAGAGACAAGTCAAAAGCATATGGGCTGTGGGTGTGGCTCTGCCCAGACTGCCACCACTACATCCATTTTGTTGACGCAAACAGAAGGCTTGAACTGAAAGAACACGGGCAGAGAGCCGCACAAAAACATTATGGGTGGTTTGAATCTGAGTTCCGGGAACGTTTTGGTAAGTGCTACATATGAACGTTCCAAAAGAAAACCGAGTATGCACACTGATAAACCGGCTCACAGGCGAAGCAAAGAAATATTCCTCACTGGTCGAAGCATCCATATCAATTAAACGGTCCAAGAATTATATCGCCAGATGTATTCAAAAAGAACGTATGATCACAGACCCGGACGGCATTGAATATGAGATCAAAAGAAATTGGGAAGGTAAGCAATGGCGGTCATATGACCGAGCAGATCACAGGTTTCAGCTTTGCTGCTATTGCAAGAATTTCTGCGGCGGTTGTTCGTGGTCACGCAGATTTGAGCCGGTAGAAGGTTGGACGGCAGAGCCGACAATCATACGTCAGCGAAACAGGCAAGGCAAATATGATATCCATTCATACAAAATCACAGAATGTCCGCAATACGAAAAGGGGTGAGCCAAACGGCAGAAAGAAGAATGTTTGCAAAGACGGTTATTGATTCGGACGCATTTCTTGATATGCCAATGTCTGCACAGTGCCTATATTTCCACCTTGGCATGAGGGCAGATGATGACGGGTTTCTGAATAATCCGAAGAAAATTCAACGGATGGTTGGAGCATCGGACGATGACTTCAAGCTGTTGATCATGAAACGGTTCGTGATTGTTTTTGAGACTGGCGTGATGGTTATTAAGCATTGGCGGTTACACAATTACATCCAGAAAGACAGGTACAAACCGACAGTCTATCAAGACGAACTTGCTATGCTGACAGTCAAAGAAAATGGCGTGTATACAGAATGTGTACAAGATGTATACACAGGTAAGGTTAGTATAGAGTTAGGTAAGGATAGGATAGAGTTAGGTAAGGATAGTGTAGGTGATAGTTGTGCGGACAAGCCGCCCAAAAAAAAGAGGTTTGAAGCACCTACACGTGAAGAGGTTCAGCAGTATATCACAGAACAAGGGTATCACGTTGACGCTGATCGGTTCGTTGATTACTACACGTCCAACGGGTGGATGGTTGGCAGAACGCACATGAAAGACTGGCGAGCTGCTGTAAGAACTTGGGAACGTAAATCAAAGCAGACCCAGAACGATACAAACAACATCTTTCAGCAGATCGCAGAAGAAAGGAAAGCACGTGGATATTAACGAGACAACAACGGTTCTTTCAGTTCTGAAAGCCGCATATCCTCATGCGTTCCGAGACATCAGCAAACGGGATGCCGAAGCAATGATTAACCTGTGGGCATCAATGTTCCGTGAAGAGAGTTACGAAGAGGTCAACGCCGCAATTGGGGCGTTGATCTCAACCAGAACCGTTGGATATTCTCCGACAATCGGAGAGGTGAAAGAACAGATTCACCGGCTGCACCATCACGCAGACATTGACGAAGCCGGTGCGTGGGCACTGGTGTCGAAGGCTTGCAGAAACAGCAGCTACCACAGCAAAGAAGAATTTGCAAAACTGCCGCCAGAGGTTCAACGGGCGGTTGGTTCACCAGAGCAGTTGCGACAATGGGCAGGGATGGACGCAGAGACGGTGGAAAGCGTGATTGCTTCCAATTTCAAGCGTTCTTTCCGAGTGCAGACAGAGAGGGCGGCAGAGGTCGAAAAACTGCCGCAACAGATAAGACAGATGTTGGGCAACGTCTCAACAAAAATGATAGGAGAATGATATGACGATTACATGGTTGGTTTTTGGCATTGGAGTTGTTCTTGTGGTTCTTCTGATTGCACTGCTGATCAACGCTGACGATGTAGAAAAGCATGACGAAGCTGTTTATCTGCGCTTTGCAGAACCGAGAGAAAGCGAACCGCCAGAGTGGGCAGACGCTGTCAAATGGTGGGAAAGTGAGGGCAGAAAATGAATATGAATGCGTTTTTGAGAGATCGAAAAAAGGCTTTTACTGCCGCAGTGATGCGTGATGATTTGACGGAGTTGAAGAAATACTGCAAGAAGTATGATATGCCAATTCCGAAGAATGATCTTGTCATGATGGTAGGATGCTATAAGGCAGTGCAGGAATGCACAGACATCGGCGAAGACGTGAAGGCGGTTGCCATGAAGAAGTGCATTGCACTTGGCTTCCATCCGTTCATGCGGTGAAAGTGAGGGGAGGAAATGAAAAGCAAATCGTATTTGTTCACGTATTGTTATGAGCAAGAGCATGGAGGCGTAGGAATCGGTAGCGTTACGATAACGCAGGAAAGGTATGTACCAATCAACCAATCAGTGATTGATGATGCTGTAAGAATCGCAAGAAATCTGAGCCACATTCCAGATGAACGCAAAATTTGCC